GATTTTCGGAGGTTTAGTCCCAAATCTGTCCCATGATGAAATTGGAAAGACGGGATGAAAGGCGTAACTCATTGATACTTAATGGCACGCCCTATAGGATTCGAACCTATGACCTACGGCTTAGAAGAAAGTGACATAAAGATTAACCCATTGTAATTAAAGGCCGTTCTGCATTCACAGTGACACGAATCGGCAAGTGATGACATATTAGTGACGCCTTAATGGCACCGTAGTGACGTCACCAATATGACACCATCCCTACCCATCAATCCCACCACCAGCTACCATTACTGCACACCCACCAGCGGAGCAGTTAAATGGGCAGCATCACCCTCGCCGGCCGGCAGATCTTCATTCTCAACGAAAACGACAGATACCCAGAACCTCAGCAGAACAGCCCGCCGATGTTTGCAATCCGCGAAGACGAGGAGCAGCAGCACTGGCTTTATGTTTGGCATAAAGGGCGCTGGCCGCTCGTCTCAGAAACGCCATTCGAAACGGAGGGCAAAGCCGTTGATGCGGCACTCGCATTCGACTTTGCCACACTGTACAAATAGCCGGGATCCATCCCGGCGAGTTATTCACAGATTGATACCCAGCGTCCGGTAGTAGCGGCGCAGCCATGTGGCGATAACAGCGATTTCATCTGTCGTTAAAACACGGTTGTAAACCGCCCAGTAGCCCATGTCGCACTTGCCTTTGTTTGTTGTTGCGGGGTTTGCCGGGCCGCCAAGGCAAACAGGCCGAGTTGAAATGCCCGCTACATAGCCAGCGCCAAATTCCGCCCACGGCGACGCAGTTCCTTTCGTCAGGCTATCTATCGCGATTGCTGTTGACGACTGGCGCAATACGCACAGATTGAATTGCGAGAAATCGACAAAATCAATATTTTGCGTTTTTTGTGAGGTACTTGCCGGCGTAGCCTGCGGATATATGCCAACTCCGGCAAAAAGCTTGCCTTGAGGAACTGGTTTGCCAGACGGCATGACGAACGTCGATAGGCCATGCGTAGTGAACTGCGGATAGTCCTTGTTCTGTCCGCTAAACGTTGACATAAACATCGGCTGATGTGCCGGATCTGCAAATGTGTCGGCTGAACGTCCGACCCAAATCCATGTTTGCTCAGCTTGCTGCATGAGGAACGACTGAAAATAATCCGTGCCACCGGAAAACGATACCCAGTTCGGGTGAATCTCAGGGTTTCCGATTGCAACCAAATCTGCAGCAGTGTCGCTGACCGCGTTTTTAAGTGACTGCGCCAGTGATCCGCCGAGTAAGTTATGCCCCATCAACCCCGCTTTAACCGGTGATTCAATGTAGTCGTAATCTGTCAGCGCGACGGCCTGATTCATCAACGTGAAACCCATTGCTTATTCCTTCTCTGCTGTAATTTCGAATGCGACACACCAATTTCGGCGGTCATAGGGTTTGTTTACCAGGGCGGGTATATCAGCCTCCGGGTACATTCCGCTGTTTGGTAGATAGGTATACTTCACAGGGCTGAGTCCATTGCTTGAATCGCATATCATCCCATTGCCGCCGTGAAAATTTTTATCGGCATAGCGGAAAACAAGGTTGCCGGCGGGTTCGCGCTCGAGCTTTACATGCACGCAAGAGGTTGCGGCTCTCTCAACAGAGATGATGCCGATGACGGATAGAACACCGCCAACCTCATCGAATGCCGTCAGGCCTTTGTCGGGCCATTCTTGAGTAACACTGCCAACATAAGGCGCGGCAAACTGTAACGGCACAACCGGCGTGTGCAACGCAATCACGGCATCTCTTTCATGATATACGGCTTGCAGTGGCTGCATAGGCTTCCAGTCCTGCCCCAGCACGAGCACGCGATATTTAATCTCTGACTCTTTATCACCCAGGTTTCTGGCACCATTAGAATCGAGATGTCCACTGACTTTGTTGGTGTATGGGTAGTAACCGCCAATCATGAATACATCATCGCGCTCGTTTGAAATTTCAAGCTGCGCCATGCCGATGGACAGGTGATTTTCGTCACGGGTATATGACGCACCTGTTTGAGTGATGAATATCGCTGTGTTTCGTCCATCTGGGTTCGCTGGCCGATCGCTCTGCAGGTCGTCGTAATATTTATTTTTGATGTCCTTAAATTCTTGCTTGGGGGTATTGGGGTAATCGTTCTCGCCCTGCTTATCGTTAAACGCCCCAACCTGAAATGTCTTGCCGTCAGCATCAGCTATACCCTTCACAATATTCATCGCATCAACGTTACGCTGATAGAGATTTGGTGTTGCTCCCTTACTCAGTTGCGCCGCTGTCCTCCCACCCACGCCGGAAGCTGCGGCAATGAACAATTTATCCGGATCAGCTGGTTTACTGATACCGTCAAGATAAAGGCGACGGAGCCCATTAACCGCGGACACCGCCGGAGACTCGCCATAAGCTATTGTCCCTGGCGCCAGCTGAGCGACTTCTTCATCGGTCAGAGAATTACCATCAGCATCACAGCATGTAGCGATAAGCGGCTTCAAGGCCGTTCCACCACGCGGGACAAACTCCGGTTTTGTGGGCGATTCTGGCATTATAGAATCACCCAACATTTGGTTGTCTGTCGGCTGTGTTTTGCTTAAGCTGGGAAATGACTCAGTCCCATTTGACAATGACTGCCCTGTAAACAGGAAAATAATATATTCGGCAATTAGGCGCGCGATATTGTTTCCGCGAGTCATTACGCGCTCTCGACTTTGCAGCGCAATAATCTCCATTCGCTGAATGGCATCGCTCAACCAGGTGGATGTGTCTGGCGGCTGATTACCAGACGAACCGATAACCTTCCTGCGCCCGAACTGATCCCCCATCCACAGCCGCTCGCTATCGTTCGGCTCAATGGTGATGGTGTTTGTCGCTAATCCATCTGAGTCGGTGAGACTAATTCCATTATATTTTCTCGCCAATGCAATGCGACGCCCGAAATCATCTGAAAGCCAAACATCTTGCCCATCACTTCCAATCAGCTTTAATTTCTTTGTGGTGATATTCCCATCTTGAATAAATGTGTGGGTGCGCCCTACAGCATCAGTAAATGCCACCTCCGGCCCGATCTCTGAGTTTTGCAGCTGATTAATGATTTCTTGGATTGCGGAAGAACCAACAGAATCCGCCACTTCAATCGCGACTCCTTCATTGTTTAGATAATATTTAAACCCATTCCCTGGCCCCTGGCCTACACGAAAATATTTTCCGCTTGGTGTCCCAGCAATACCCGCAATCGTGCCGTCTGGGTCTTCTGGTGTGGTGTAGTAGGTGTTGGCGTCTGCGATGTTCTGAGCATTGTCAGCAGCTTGCTTAGCCTCATCTGTATATTGCTCAATACTTTTTTGCGCGCCAGTGATCTCATCGATCCGTTCAGCTACTTGCTTTCGAACCGTAGGAAAAGGTCTTTGAAATCGATCCAATGCCTCATCATCATCACTATTCAAGAAATCATCATACGCAAGCGCATTATCGTTTAAGTCCTTCATGCTATTTGAAGGGCGGGGATTACCGGTGTTATATCTTTGAGTCATATAATTTCCTGATGTCAAGCATATAGGTTATGATATACGATTTTCCATTAACTCACCCCGAACCAATAAAATAAAATTTGACGCTAGAGACTGATGAATATAGAATGTATCCATTTTCTTTTTAAACCTGAAGCTCATAGATTTATATGTAAAACTTAATTCCTGAGCAAAATATAAAAATGGTGATCCATGTCAGCAATCAACAAAGAAATGTCTTCAGGAATTGACTTGGCGCGGTCTGTATCTTGCTTCCTTGTTGTTCTTCTTCACGTTGCGGGATACGGTTTTTACGAGAACGGTCCTAATTGGTCTTCCGCTAATTTGATAGATTCATTTACTCGAGTCTGCGTACCAGTATTCATAATGATAACAGGCGCACTTCTAATAAGAGATGAGCCATCAAAGCCAGTTAAAAAAATTGTGAGAGTTGTTGTTTGTATTCTGTTCTGGTCTGCATTTTACTCAGCAGTAGATGGTGAAAAATTCAATGGAATTATAAATTGGTTTCTATCAGTCATAGAAGCACCTAAAAAATATCATTTGTGGTACTTATATGTTTGCATAGGTTTCTACATTTCAATCCCCTTGTTAAGAAAGTTTTACATTCACTCAGCAAAAAACAGTGTATATTCCATAGTCATTTTATGGGTGATAATTTCATCTGCACCAGTGATAGAAAAAACAACAGGATTTAAGATTACTGAGTTGATAACAAAGTACCAGCTTAATTTCTTATCCTTATTGCTAGGATATTTGGTTCTAGGAAGACTAATTTACGAAAAATGCGAGAGAACGCTAAAAAATAAAATGCTAATCTTGTCATTCTTTTCATATGCGTTTTTTAGCGTGATTACAGCAATTGCTACTAACATATGGAGTAATGTTAGTCATCACCCTGATGCCCTTTTCTACTCTAATCTTTCGCCATTTGTAATAGCAGCATCCGCAGCTTTTTTTTCATTCTTATTATTAATAAATAAATCAACCCCTTGGATTCATAAATTCACTAAATTCACATCAAAACTAACCCTTGGAATTTATTGTATACACATTTTTTTCCTTGAACTATTTATTAAATTTTCCTTTGAAAACCCAACCCAGTTGAATTTAGGTGCAGCAGAAACAGTGCTAATCGCCATCTTGATATTTTCTGTTTCAATGATTTCTGTTTGGGTCTTGAATAAAATAAAGCCCCTACGTACTGTACTATGACTTAGTGAGCCCACCCTTTGGGCTCATCTGTATTCTATGCGTACTCGTACACAACAATAATTCCATCTCCACCGTCACCACCATCTGGCTGTACAGCATTGCCATCTTGATGAATTGAGCCGCCGCCACCAGATCCTACTCCGCCAGCATTCCCTGAATTACTCCACGGTTGGCTAGAACCACCAACATCAAAATGACTTGCACCACCAGCACCGCTTACACCAGATCCATTTCTGACAATCAAAGATGCGCTACCGTCACCTCCTCTTGAATTTAAAATATTCCCACCTGTGGCAAACCCACCAAATCCCGAACCTAATTGATATGCCACACCAGAATTTACTGCAGGTTGAGATGGTGAAGATCCATTTCCTCCAGATGCCTGTGCAAATGTTCCAAAGCTAGTCTGTCCACCATTTTCTCCAGCAGTTGGAGATGCCCCTCCAATGCCTCCTTTCCCCCCTTTCCCGATACTAATTGTTACAGAATTAGGGAGACTAGTTAGCCTCGTTTTGAAATATCCGCCAGCACCTCCGCCACCAGTTCCTGTATAATATCCAGTTTGGGTCTTGAATGATCCACCGGAACCACCACCACCACCAACCCCCTCAACAATGATCGATTTAGTTCCAGGTGTTGGCGTATACGTTCCAGAAGTGGTGAAAGTTTTCACATTCAATAATCGGCCAGGTGAAAGCAACTTCCTCACTGCTTCTAGCACCTGAGAATCATTCGATGGGTCCAAAGAAATTCCAGCCCCTTCGACAATATTAACCAGCTCCCTCTGAAATGTATTAAGCATTTCAGCATTAATAATTGTAGGGGGGATACCTTGAGCAACATTACCATTTGTGTATTCGCCGTTTGCATCTGCCGTATCAGTAGTGCTTCCAACTTTTCTCATAATTACTCCTGAAAATTAAATTAAATTTGATTAGAGATATCCCGAAGCCGTGTCGAACATATCAGCAAACTCTGGAGTGACGTCATAAACGCCCTCGTCATTAAATCCAAAATTGATATAGCCAAATTTAACGATCGTATGTGAAGGTGAGAGTGCATTCATTCGACACTCAAGCTGCCTATTGCCCCATGAGCGCAGCGGATCGCCGCAGTAACTCATTCCTGCGCGGGCATAAGAGATGGTTGTTTCCTCTGCCTCAACCAACCATACAAATGGCCAGTCATCGCCGTTAAGCCCGTCACCACAGACAGATAACCCCGCTCGAGCCTGGCGGTATTCTTTGATCGTGATGTTGTAACCGAGCGCTCTGGCGATACTGATAAAATAGGTGCGAGACTGGCCGCCGGTACTAATAAATTTCGATACCACGGCCGCCTGGCGTTTCGCTATCGTGTCAACCTCTCCGATAGAACAGTCATCCGGCAAGCCGAGCGTTTTTTCCCATTCCGTCAGCATGATGGTGGCGGTTTCTGGGAATGCGCCTACAAGCAACGCTATCGCATCGTTATCACTACGCTGAAAACCAGCGCCCAGCGCGCGAATGACCGCGGCCTGAACGCCTCCTGGGTCGCGTGGCCACGCTAACCCGGTCGGAATTAGCGACTGAAGGGCGCATTGATATTCTTCTGCGGTAAACTTGCTCATGTGTAGTTCACCTCACCACGAACAGGCAGCTGCCCTACCCCCAAATCGATATTTGCTGAGGGGGAAACAAGGATAAATCCGGCCGTTCCTTCAATGTCCCCGATAGCCCTATTCAGATCAGAGAGGAAAATCCTCCCATTGCCGACCGGTGTTCCACCTTCAAAAAAGACATTGTCGATAGCCGCTGCAATGGCCGCAGTAATGTCGCTGCCAACGTGCGTGATACCGTTGATCTCAAAATCCACGGTCTTGGGCACTGGCGAACATACGTAAACAAGCGCAGTGACAGGGGCGCGTGGGTAGATGTAATCAGCCACACGGCCCTGATCTCCGGTGGCCTTCTGTGCGCCCCAGTCATCAAGCTGGGAAATGCCATCAGTCCCTACCGGGAAACCGTGATTCGTTTCGTCGTTACCGTCGCACATGATGTACACCCCAACCGTACCGGCTCCCATCAGGCGCCGTTTGGGCCAGCAACGTGTAACGCCAGGCACCGCCAGCGCCCACTGCTCGTAATCGGTATCGCTACCGCCCTGGGGCGGATTTTGATAGGCCAGCAGCATACGGGCGCGGAAACTTTCCTGCGTCTCGATATCTGCTCCGCCGGTTGCGGGCTCGAGCATTACGCCGCTGGCATCAATGCCAGGTAGTGAAACATCCAGTGTCAGGGTCGTCCCGGCATCCGCATTACCTTCAATACCGCCCCCAGTAGGGTCGTCAATGATGTCGGGCAATATTGCGGTAAGCTTGCCAACACCTTTCCCGGTTGCCCCGATCGTTACGCTCTCTTCAAGCCGGTAGAGATAACCATCACCACGGCGCAACACAGCGCCTTTGTTGACGGGAGTCCCCACAGTTCCGCTAAATTCATAAGACGGTGTGGATGCCGGATTGGCCGTGTTTTGGTAAACACTTTTAAGGCCAGCCCATCCCGATAGCCATTCATCAGTGGCATTAAAAGGGGTGGACTGCAGCGCGATATAATCCAGGTACCCGTAATGTAAATGGGCCAGGCCGGCGTCGGCATCTGCCAAAACACGCATGTTGGAATAGCGCAACAGCGCACCGGTCTTTCTCAGTTCAGCCTGAAGCTGTGTGCGACTCTTCTCACGCAATTCGGTGAGTGTCGGTCGATTGAAAGGCATAGTTTATTGCTCCCAAACCCAAAAAAATCGCATGTCCGTGCGGTCACCGTTACCCGGACGCAGATAACGAATGACCATATTTAGCCGGCGTGGATACACGATCTGGGTTGCTATTGTGAACGACGACACCACACCATCAGAGATCAGCCACTGCAATGCCTCGTGGGCATAATCTTCCGCTTTTTGAGCAACTGCCTGGGTCAATTTCTGACGGCGCAACAACCAAAGGCGGGAGCCGATGTTATGATCCTCCCCCATATCCCCCCACCAACCGCGTCGGTCGTCTCCGTCTATATCATCGTCATCACGGGCGACACGGTCGGTGAACAGACTGATAATCATCGCGGTCTGCAGGTCATCGCCATTGATCAGATCGCCGTTTCCCTCACGCCACTCAGCTACTAGCCGTTCAATATCCCAGTAAGAGCTGATATCACTCATTCGACGATCTCCCCCGGTTTCTCGCTGGTCTTCTCATCGTTGCCGCTCTGGACATTTTTCACGTTATGGCTGTGATCGTTATAGGTATCGCGTAATGCTTTTAGCGTGGCGCCATTGCTGTCGCAGTTGTCGATCACGTCGCCGGTCACTTCCAAACGCGGCGTTTCAAGTCTGATTTTTTCAGTGGCCGTGACGGTAACTGTGGTCGCATTGGTCACTGTTACCGGCTTCCCTTTCGCTTCTATCTCAATGCCGTTTTCTGTGAGTTTTACAAACATTCCCCACTGGTTATAAATCAGCGTTTCGCCGCTTTTTAAACCCGATTGCCGGTATTGTTGATTGTTGCTGGCCACGATCACGGCGCTGGAACGATCACCCCCCAGATACGCCAGCACCACATCCGTACCCACCGGGAGACCGGAAGAAAATCCAAACTCCGCCATTCGCGGGGTGTCACCCCTCACCTCCAGTGGCGTCTGATACTGTAGTTTTTGAATTCCGCCGGCATCGCCGTACCCGGTGATCTTGCCCAGGCCGATCATCATGGCCACCCGGCGCCCAAGCTGCCTCAACATGCCGTCATTCATCGATTTAGCTCCTGCACCTGGCTATAGAATTGATAGGGTTGAACGGCAAATGCTTCTTTCGGCATCATGATGAGATTGGCCCGCGTGCCTCGCTCGTCACGGGTAAAGGTGACCTCCGCCAGAAGCCACTGCACGTTATTGAGCCCAAAAACAGGAATATTGATGGTGATCAGCGTATTCGGCTCCCACAGTTTTCCGGCCTTGTCTCGCCAGCTATCGATCTCCACCTGCAGGCGTCGTGAACGGCCATATCGCCGGTTCATCTCCCAGTCGATGCAGTTTTGCGCCTGACCGTGAGAGTTCATCGTGCTCTCAACGATGACAATTCGATTGCGGTAGCGCATTTTGGCGACTTCCGGATCCTGAGCGCGCGCCAGGGTAACGGCGGAATAGCCGCTATCCGGGGACAACTCCATCGCCGGCGTCATCGACATTGATACTCCGACATAATCGGAAAACCGTTCGTCCATCGATGACATGAAAGACGCCGTCTCGATATTTTCCCCTTGCGCCACGCCGCTGGCCGCCTTGGCGGTACCGACGCGGGTAAGGAAAAGACTGCCATCGGGCTTGTCGTAATACAGCAGCGCAGCCCAACGGGTGATCCGGTCGATCACTTCTTGCGAAGACTCCCCCCAGTTCAGGGTAAATTGGGGAACCGTCGTCATGTCATTCACGTCGCTGCTGACAGTGATGCCGTATGGCGCCGCCAGCTTTTGCGCTATCTGCAGGGCATTAGCCTGGCTGATCACGTTGTTCGGCCATTCAGCTGAACAATCCACCAGATCCTGGCATTTACTCCGGCCCGTAGCGCGAACTTCATGGCGCTCTTTGCCAATCACCGGATTCCAGCGATCGACATAGCCGGTCATTACCAGATCATCCCCCAGATGCACCGTGCAGCTGTCTCCGGGCAGCACCAGCTGCTTTTCATCGTTGCCGGGGTAATAGTCCATCAACGACAGGTCGAAATCCGATGGCAAGCGCTCAATGCCTCGCGTAACGCGAACAGAATCCCAGCCGGAAATTCGCTTACCTCCGGCCGTCAAAATCAGTTCATCTTTCATTTTCTCAGCGCTTTAAATTTGGTGGGCATGAATGCCGGATGGCGCGGCCCGACAGACTGAACCAGTTCATCACCCCGTGCACCGTCCTGATACATGCGGTTGGCCAGCACCAACGCCGGTAACGATGTGGGCATAACAACCTGGGTCAGTGAACTAAGAACGGCGCCTTTCTGGCTGTAGGCGTTGACCAGCGCATCGCGGGTTTGCAACAGGTTCAGATAATCGTCGTCGTCCCCGGCATCCGCCGCCATCAGCAGCACCTCATCCAGCGTGTCGCAGACTCGATTAAGCATCAAAATGGCATCGTCATAGCTTGATGGCTCATAATTGGCGGCGGTCGCTGCCAGTGCGCCGGCGGACAGTACGCAGAGCAGGATAGTGGCGCCATTGGCTACCGAATTTTCACCCGAGGTGGCGTAAAACGTGGTGTTTCGATACGAGGCCAACGTTTCCAGCATGCGGATTTTTTCTTCTACACTGCCGCTGAACGAAATGACCGCATCAATAATGGCCCTGGCATCAACGGGGAAGGCATCGACGGAGGCTACCCCCTCAAATGTGGCCGTGAGCGCCAACAATTCGGCGCGTCCTGTTACCGCTTGCGCCATTTTTTGGTTAACCAATCCGGCGTAATTGTCGGTATCTGCTGTTCGATTTACTGCACCGGTTGATCCCGAAACTCCTCCCCCTACGGTGCCTTTGTTGTATCGCCCATACCGGGCGCTACCGAAGGTCGATTTCAGGACATTACTGAGATTAGTGACCTCATTTGCGGTGCTTTTCACCATGTTTCCCCAAAACGCAGCGGTATTGCGCAACGTCTTGATGGTCTGAGTTACACTGCGGATCTCACCTTTAACCGTGGCAATAAATTTTGTGGCCGCCATCAGGCCGGTTCGTAACCAGTTTGCCTGAACCAGTGATGCCGCCTGAGTGCTGCCGGTGATCGCAAACACTTTTAGACCGGACTCAATGACCGTCAGGGTAAACTCGAAGGAACGGCCGTTATCCACACTCTCAAGTACCCGCAAACCGCCATCCGGCACACTTACGGTAAGCTCCCCAAGCGTCGGATGTATCAACGTACCCGGCCCTTCCGTCTCGCACGCAGCCACCAGCGAATCACGCTGCGTTATCACGTCAGGTGCGTCATACGCCAGGCTGTTATGGACGATGAACCCCCTGATAGTTAATTTGCGCGTACCACGCCCCAGGTCTTCAACCCAGGCGGTGTTGCGATAAGGGTATTCATGCACGGCCTGGCGCCGGCCAAATACGCCTTCGGCACTGACTACCGCAAAAGGAACGCCGCGAAATGATGCCGGGTGAATATGCTCAAACCAGTCCCAGCTCTCTCCACTCCCCAACAGGGAAGATAGTGCATCATTGATTAGAGCCATCTTTTCTCCAGAAACAAAAAACCCGCAATTAAGCGGGTTGGATAGGTGTAATCAATTCTTACCGTTAAAACAGCTTGCGGAGATCTACCCCATATACCGCCATCCACGCCTCCCGTGGCCACGATTTGACAGTACCAAACCGGGGGTCTTCGACGATGTGTGGCACGGCGTCGTTTTCTCTGCACCACTTTCGAAGCGGCTGCCATTTAAACTTTTCACCAGTTTTCTTCTCCACCGGGATAATGGCAGCGTAATTCTTTCCTTCTCCAAGACGTTCAGCAAGTTTGTTCTTCTCCCGCACAGCTACCGATGCGGTTGCCATCGCAGTGGCCTCGCGTTTCTCTCCAATCCAGCGCCGCTCCTTAATTGCACGATCGCGTTGTTCAGTAACTATGCGATTTTCTTTAACCTTTGCCAGCAGGTTTTCAAGTGCGTGCTCGTAGTCCAATGGCAAGCCAAGGGATTCGCGAGGTCTGAAGTATGAATCCTCCAGTTTTTCGAAGAATGACCATGCTTCATCGGTATCAACGATCTTGGACATACGGGCAGCGCCCTTTTCCGTCCAAAGAGTTAGGGTGCGTGCTTTGCTCGAAATTTGTGCGTTAACGTTGTTTACTCGCAAATTTCTAAGGGTGGCCCCCTCGACAGTGAAAGTGTGAACCCCCTCGATGAACCTTTCCCGGTGATTCTTCAAATTGACACGGATATTAACTTCGTCCGTACCATAACCCTTGGCCAGCGTCTCGGTGGTCACAACGCGCATGCCTTTCAACTCAATAACTGGCAAAATATCAGGATCGACAATATGCGCAGTCTTTGCTACATTTACAGCTGTTGATTGTTGCATTCAAATCTCCAATCAGTAGTGACATAAGCCGCCAGCCCTACACTGGCGGTTTTTATTTGCCCAATGTCCGGGGCAAAATCCCTAATGCTTCCGCATCATTTTCTCCGTCGCTGGTCTGCGACTTATAAAACCCGTTGGCTCAAAGCCCAAGTCTGTAGCGAGCCCACGCGCGATCGCCTTGAACGTGTCTGCTTTTCCCAGAAGCTCAACATCAGCACCAAACACATTATCTCTGATGATTACCTTCACGAAGTATCGGTGAAGAGGTGAGTTCTCCGGCGTCTGGGCTACCTCACGATCCAATATATCCAGAACCCAGCGACGGAACTCTTTAGCTACAGGAGTGCGGGCAAACATTGCAATCAGGTGCGCACCGCGAAGGGAGAAAACACGTACTTTTTTGCGGTAGTTCCCTGAGGTCACTGATTCAATGACCTGAGTCATCCCGCTGGTAAACTCATCGCTGTTTTGATTAAACAGATTGGTGATCGACTTGGCGCTTTTGTACTGTAAAGCTTTGGCAATATCAGCAGACGTCAACCAAACGCCAGTAATGCCAGATACTGGCACGATTGCATTGCCTTGGAAGTTGAGGTCTGATTTTGCTATAATATTCACGTTGGTTTCTCCCAAAGTTTCCGACAAAGAGACCCGGTTTGTGTTCCCGCACAGCCGGGTTTCGACTTTTCTTCCCTTACAAAAGACCATCATCTTTTAAACTCCGCGCCAACCTCATAATCGCTTCACTGTTAAGCGACCGCCCCTCTTCCCTAGCCACCTTCTTCAGTGCTTCTTTCAGTTGTGCGGGAAACCTGATGCCTGTTGGTGCTATGTCTCGTACCTTCTCCATTGTGTGCCATCCTTTCTTCATTGTGTAGTGACAACACAAATATTACATCGTGAGCATAGATTGTCAAACCCATAATGATTACATTGTGTAGAGATTAAAGTTCACAGGGCTCACCGATGAAAGTAAGAGACATATCTCCGTACGGGGTACGAATGCCAGCAGAACTGAAGGACAAGCTTCAGGACATGGCGAAGCGAAACGGTAGATCGTTAAATTCTGAGATTGTTAGAATTCTTGATGAGTATGTGAACTCACCAAGCATTGAAGATATTAAACCTTTGACTGAAGAAGAGATGTCTTCTCCTGAGAAGGTTCAAACATGGTTAGCGGACATCGGTAAAAAGTTAGCTGCAATTGAAAAGGTGGTAAATAAAAACTTTCCTATTGACGAGCATGAAGAAAATGAGCCCACCTAATGGTGGGCATACCTTATTGGTTTTAACAAAACACCTTATTGATACGAATATTAATTCAGCAATCTAGTTTTCAGACCTACACCATCAACATACTTTATTTCATATTGTTCATTCAATGGAGTATTAAAAATAGCCATTTTATCATTAATAATAACAAACTTATTAACTTCCAAATTGGCATTTTTATTTACAACCTCCTTTATATTTACAACGCTATAGCAGAGATCCCCATTACTTTCGTAAAAAAGTTCTGTTTTATCATTACAGTTCCTTGACTGGTCTATCATTCCTTTAAATATATATCCATAATATGACGCAACCACTATTACTGCTACCGCAACAAACCTCATTAGCGATCTGAGCACTGATGGCTCTTTCTTAAAAGAATAAAAAACAGAAAACAGGAAAAACACCGAACCTAACAAAATTGCATTCCACAAGCTCATCTCGGACCATCCATATGGCGTAATGAATAAGATCGGTATCGATGCTAACACAATGCTACTGGAAGTTCATTGAGGTTGATACCCGAGCCCCATCGTTACCAACGATAGTACGCCGCTCGCCAGTTTTACTATCAACTAGCGTTAACTCAATCTGCATCTTGCTGTCTTGCATGGTTTTATTTAACGATGTTATGGCTGACAACAAATCTTGATTTACCCCTGAGGAATCCCCCTGGCGTCCTGGCCCGCTGAAAATTCGATAGGTGTTGTCTTTTGATACCTGGGAATCGCCAGTATCTGATGATTCACCCTGAGGGTAGAACATCGGCAATCCTGGCATAATCTTTTGCAAATAGTCACGAGTTTCCCGCGGTGCTCTTGCAAGCCCTTTATCACTTACTCGATTTGGTCCCCAATTGTATGCAGCAACTGCCTTGCTCACATCCCCATCAAACCTTTTAAGCAAATCTGAAAGATACCTTGCCGCAGCATCGCTCGATTTGTGAAAATCCAGGCGTTCATCACGATTTTTGAGTCCATAATCACGCCCTGTTGCTGGCATAAATTGAAATGGTCCCTCAGCACCAGCGGAAGAAAAAAGCTTTTTCCCTCGAGACGACTCAGCGTTCCATACCCTATCCAGCAACCCCGGTGGTAGATTGTTTTTTGCTTCCAACTGGGATAAATACTGATGTTCAGGGGTATTCCCCATAGCCTGTTCAATGGGGTTAATAACATTTTGGGGCGTAGGATAAACCACTTGTTCTAAATCACTTTGTAGCTGTTTTCCTACCTTCTCAGCACGCCAAGCAGGTTTGTAATAATTGTTAAGTTTCTTGATCAGATCTTCTGACGCATAGCTGAATTTTAAATCCAACTTTTCATCCCATGAAAGCGTTTCCTTAAATTTTTCATCCCCCTGAGCCTGGCGAAGCAAGTCGGCCTGTTTCCCGCCGCTGTTAAAGGTGAGTATTGTACCGATCGTTGTGCTATCCAGCCCATGCTTCATTGCCTGAGATATCTGCTCAACATCAGCTTTCATCATATCAGATTGACCCAGCCACGCCTGCGCCTTCAGCAATACGCCATCATAGGATGCGCCGATCTGGTTCAACTGCTGTTTAAATGCCAGCGCGTTCTGCAAATCCTTGTCGCTAAAAATGAGGCCATCTCGCCGCGCCTGATCTTTGAGGCGTTGCACTTCACTGGTCGTGTTGCGCAAATAGCTGAGAAGATCAGGCGAAAGGCCCAATTTGTTGGCAAATAGCGCCTGCTGTCCAGCAGGTAGAGATTGCATGGAGCGGTTGAGATCATCAATCAGCTTGCCAACATCTGCCAGACCTTCTTTGGTCAGTCCAATCCCAATACCTTCTTGCTGAAGGAGGGCCAGAAATTCATTATTTCGCCCATGAGCCGCGTCATTTGCCCTTTCGAACAAATTACCAATCGAACTCTCTGCCGCCTCACGCTCACTACCGTTTTCGATCATGGCGCCAGTCAGTTCCTGAAAGGCGTCAGTGGTCATACTGATATTTTTTGCGATGGTGTCGATGCGGTATCCCGCGTTGGCGAAATTGGTGAGGTTGTTTTTGACGGCGTTGATAGCGACTGCGGCTCCGCCCAATCCCAGCGTTAAGCCCCCGACCATTTTCAGCGGCGGCACCAGATCGCCGATGAACTGGACGCCGCTGCGGGCATTTCTGGCTAACACATCAAACTGACTGCCCAGGCTATCTAACTTGTCTCTTGACTCCTGTCCGCCAAGAGCAAGACCATCGCGCGTTTTTTTCAACAGTGGGTTGAGGTTCTTGACCGCCTCTTCAATCCGCTGAATAGACGCAGATGCCTGATCACTTGCTGTCAGCTCAAAATCGAACGAATTCGCCATTATTTACCCGCCTTCATTTTTTCTATTCGATTGGCCTGAACGACCCAGAAGTCCAACCGGCTACGGGTCAGGGACCACGCATCCTGCGGCCCCCACCCGTAATACTTCGTCACCTCAGCAGCTAATTGCTGCCATCCGCTGAGGGATCGAAGGTCAAAAAAGACATCAGGTAGTCCTCGCACTTTTTGTAATCGGTGTAAGCCATGCCACTCAACACCTTTTCAGTTACGCCGGAATTTAACGCCAGCAGCAGCTTCATGGCCGCCATGCCATTCTTGCTGCGCTGCGTTTCATAGAACTGCTCAACCTCAGCCAGTGCGGGCTCTTTCAGTTCGATGCTCTCGTAGCGGATGTTGGCCATCTCCAGCGCTTTGCTGAGTACGATCGTTTTGGTTTTATCAAGCACTGCCATATCAATACTCCGTTACCGATCCGCCTTCCCAGCGAACATCAAACACCGCTTCTTCGCTATCAACATCCTGCGTATTCACGGACCACATGTTTTCGCCGATCACTGTTTTACCGTTTGCCAGCTCAACGACCACCGTGACGTTGGTGGAATCGTTGATTTTAGCGATCGACGTCCCGCCGCTGTCACGCGCCTGGTAGGAAATAAACGGCGCCCGCGGCTTTTCTTTGTAACCGTGCACCGTATCCATCCCGGTCAACGTGGAGCGCTCCACTTTACCGGGGCTGTATTTGAACTGGCCGGCAACCATGACCGTTACACCGTCGATGGTAACGTATGCAGTACCGGCCAGGCGGTTAGTTGTATCTCCCATAAATCCCCCTTAGGCCGCGGTCTGCGCGCGTCGCCATTGATTGAGTAGTGCGAAAATTTCCAGTTGGTCGATCAGCGTGCCCGTCCACAACACATCGATCCGTTTGGTATTGCTGCTGTTACGCTCCACCAGCAACGTCTGCGCAAATGCCGCGGCATCCTGCACATAGCCGTTATATTCCAGCGTGCGATACTGGGCGATAAGTTCCGCGCGGATCACGTTGGGCGTCACAATCGCGGAGCCTGGTGCAAAACGGGTGCCGTCGTTGGCCAGCTTCATGCGGCCGAACTTTGAAGTGATTTGCGTGCGCAGGAAACGGGTCACGAACATCAGCAGATAGAGCGTCTCAATGTTCAGGTAGCTGTCATCTGCATCGCCGAACTTGTTCTTCTGGTATGTGGTGATGGTCTTTTCAACCTGCACAGAACCATCATCAGCGACCGTAAAGGTTGAGATACCGCTGTACAGCAGATTATTGCGCTCGGTCAGCATGAAGCGGGATTCCAGCGGCGGAGCCAGTACGCCACTGATCGTCAACGTCTGCGTTGGACGGCCCGGATCGTTCCGCAGGCTCGGCGCAATCGCCCCGGTTAACGCTGCCGCCCAAAGATAAGCGGGCGTCGGTGAGCCGTTGATCCCCAGCAGCGTCTCATGCTGGTTATTGCGCGCTTCGCCGGCGGCGGACAAGGAACCATACGTGCCCGCCAGCGCGCTGAATGAATGGCCATAGAGCTGCTGCGCGTAAGACCAACGGCCGGTAGCATCTGACAGGAACTCTTTCACGGCATCCAGCGACGTGGTGTCCGTGTAGGGGTTGACGATGAAGTCAAACGCACGATCTTGCAGATTACCCAGCGCATCAGTCAGAGACGGCGCACCGGCACCGCCGGCCATTGCCGTTACCTTCAACTCCATGCCCTGCGGGGTTTCCTCACCGCCGGCAGCACCCTGATAATTGAGGCGAATATCGATGCTGTTACCGTGCGCACCTTTATTTTTCGCCGTCAGGTTCACGGTATCAGTGGCTGTTGTATCCACGACAGCAGTAACCGGCAGCTTGCTTTGACCGTTGATCGCCGCTGCAATCGCCGCTGCCACGACAACATTATCATCGGTACTGACGACCGTGAGCTGAACACGAATACCGGCAATGTAAAGCGACAAAACGCCGGTCGCAGCCGCCGCTGTCACCACCTGTAATTTACCGGCTGCCGCTGCTGTTCCGGTGGTGCCATCCGATAACGGCAGGATCCAGATTTCCGCAGAAATGTCGTTGGCAAGATACGCCGCCATCATGTTGTGCAACATGGAACCGTTGCCGCAGACGCCTGCTACCGCCGATTCAGAAGAAACTTTCTGCGGAATGCCTGGCGTTGCCGTCGCCGTTGACAGCATCTGCCCGATCAGCAGTGTGCGCTGTACCGCGGTCGCAGTATTCGCCATCGAGTTATCAAACTCGGCGTAGAAAAACGGCGCGCGCTGGTTTGAAGGGATGCGAGTAAATGGAACGGTCATTGATCACTCTCCTGGCTTTTCTTCCCCGCCACCGGCTTAGCTGATGCGTTAGGGTCGAATTTTTGTACATCGCCATCCTTCAGGCGGCGCCCCCAAAAAATATTATCGGGAACCTGTTCGCCGGATTCCGGCAAAAAGGTGCCCTTGACCGGATCGCGCACAATGCGCCCCGGTACGGGTTTCACAAACATAGGGTTACTCCAGATCGATTTTTACGAGTGGTTCAGGGGTGCCATCAGGCATGGAGATCGTGACGTCAATTCCCTCAAGCGGAGACGCGTCAATTTCATAAAACTCTTCGGGGCCCTGATAGTATTCGATATCCAGTTCCATCAGTAACTGGGCGGTATGCCCTTCGCCGTCAGCGTCCACACCAATGGTCGAACGCACCTGCAGAAACTGCTGAATTTTTCGCGTCAGTTCATAGCTATTGATGACTGCGCGTTCTACCTGCTCGCGTAGTTGCTCTAACGCTTCTTCAGCTTTTTCTGCCCCATTGTCCTCCGCCGCATCATCCAGTTCCTGCAGACGCCCGGTGATACGGACCGTGGTCACCGTGTTGAACTGGGGCACATTGCGCCCCAGCGAATTCTTCACGTCGATCGGTGTCTGCACCAGAAGAACAGGATACATATCCGCAGTGGTAGGCCAGTCTCGAGGTGAATAAACCCGATCGGCGGCATCGGTCTTATTCTTCAACGCCTCAATGACCAGCAACCGGACTCCTCTCGGGTTCATGATTTCACCTTGTTGAGAATAAGCTTCGTCCCCCCGTGGCTATCAGGTTGAACATCCGCAACGGCAAAGAGCGTATTGACCGGCACCCCACCAACGATGCCGACCAATACCCTGTCCCCCTGTTTAGGCGGCGCCCGGAACTGACTATCACGCACACCCAGCACAGGCTTGGTGGTGTTAATAGTGCTGCCATCGTCCAGCGGCTCAACCTCTTGCGTATAGGCCCGATCGAATATGCCGCTAATGGTGTAAGGCTCCGCGCCGCCGCCAGGGCGATACTCAACCGGGTCACCAAAAACGCCGTGCAATGGCGCAAGCAAATGCTGATCCCAGTTGATTCCCATTACTCCCCCGATTGCACAGATACGGCCGGCGCGCTGCGAAGCAACGCTAACTTGCGGAGCTGCTCAACATCAGCAACCACGCCCAGACCAATCAGGCGCTGCGCATCCGCTACCGGCAACATGAACGCCCGGTTTTCTGGATAGTCGCAGCCATCGTGCCGCACCGTGTTACCTTTGGTGACAACCACTGAAACCATGCCGGCCGGCAGCTTCTCACCGTCCTGAACGTCATCCGCATCTTCGGTCTCGGTCTCGGTCTCGGTCTCGGTCTCGGTCTCGGTCTCGGTCTCGGTCTCGGTCTCGGTCTCGGTCTCGGTCTCGGTCTCGGTCTCGGTCTCGGCAGAATTTTCTGACGCCTGGCTGTCTACTTTCAACTCTCCGCCGTTTTCCTGTTCACCCACCATTAACTCGGGCGGCAAGCCGCCCAGTTCGTTACTTTGAGGTTTTTTAGCCATATCACACCACCGTCGCGCAGAGTGCAGCATTTACCCGGCTTGGGATAACCAACGGAGCTGATTGCATCATCAGCAGGCGTTGCGCCGGATCTTCTTTCACCCAGGTCTTAGGGGCATAGGCCAGAGGGCCATAGTTGAAAGCAGGATCGAGGATCACGCCAAACGCACGAGTCCCCATCAGATCAGCGCCAGACATAATGACGGCACCATCAGGGATCATCGGTTTTTCGACATTGTCCAGCGGGTCAATGAACCAGTCGTTATATAGCCACAGGTCGAAGTTGCCCCAGCGGCCTTTATAAACGGCCCCTTTCTGCACCTGCGCACCGGCATTAATCTGGTTGCCGAATGGGCTCAGCGCCGGGAAGGTGATGGCGTTATCCTTGATCGTGGTATCCAGCCGGAACGCTTTCCACGCCTTGTTAGTGAAGATCAGGTCCGTCGGTACCGCGCCGGAATTTTTGAGGATCAGGGTCTGCCATTCTTCAATATCATCCGATGGCTGCGTGTTGGTCGCGCCGGCCGCCACCGTTAGCGGCCATTTATCACTGCCACTGAGTGTAATGGTCAGATCAGGCGAACGGCCAAAATCCACCACCTTGGTTTCATAACCTTCCCCGTTCACGGTCACTTTCCCTGACACCATTGCACTGCTGGCCATCCATTCAAGACGGCGGTTAATCATGTCAATCTGATCTGCCATCTCGAACTGCAGGTTCAGCATTTCACGCTCTGCCGCGGTAAATTCGCCGCCGATACGTTCGCCAATCTGCCGACGGATTGGTTTGCGCAGATCCGGCGCGCGCTTGTCTTTGATGTATGCCGGCTTGAAGGTATTGGTCTGGTATTTGCGACTCTCAACCAGTTTACCTTCCACCAGCGGCGATACGAATGGCGCCATACGACGCAGACCCACGTCCACATCAATAGCAACCTCTTCCGTCTCGTAAGTCACCACGTTCGGGAAGAAGCGATCCAGAAGCCAGTTTTGGCTGGTTTTCAGGTTAGGGACGACCTGGACCAGCACGCTGGTATCAAAAATGTTTTCCATATTCAGTCTCTTTATGATGCCGGCACCGTAGCCGGCCAGAATTCAGGACGAGTGCAACCCTGCCAAAGAACTGGCATCAGTTACGTTTCAAAAGGGTTAGATCAGGATACCGGCGACTGGATGCTATCGCGCAGGAAGATAGCTAACGGGCGGAATTGCGCTTTCAGTTCAGCAATGGTCCAGGTCGCGTCGAAGATCAGGCGATGCTGGTTAAACTCGCCCATCAGATACACACCGCCAGTTTGTGCTGTGGTTGTGGTGTCTACGTTATCGACCAAGATGGCAGACGGCTTTTCACTGCCGTCGGTGGCGTCTTTTTTGCTCGGGATATACGCGCCGGTCGCTGTGACCACGCCGAGTACCGTCCCACGTTTAAGCGCCCCTGAAACACCGATCGTGACCGAGTCAGTGACCAGCTGTAACGGGCCGGAAACCAGCTGATCAGGTACGAACAGCGAACTTTTCATGCCCGGCGCGAATTGATTTTGTCCAAACTGGTCCATTACTTGTTACCTCGTGCAGTGTCATAAAGACTGGTCATTTTGCTTACCAGCGCATTTTTACCCGTTGCAGGCTTCTCTCCGTCGGGCCCTAATCGTGCCTGCTCAGATTCACGCATCCGGGCATCCAGCGACTTTCTACCTTGTGGCTGCGGGGATACGGCGCCCATCGTCGCGAGCGTGTCGATGGCTTCACGCGCACTCATCCGGGTATTGAAAGCCAGGTGAGCGGCCATGTCCGGGCGGCCGGCGGCGTGCTTACTGCCGAAAATAGCGGCGCAACGTTTCCGCTCTGCCCGGCGACCTTTTTTCACATCGCGGTTTTCATCCTCTTCCGCGTCTTCGTCGTCTTCTTCAGCACGACGGGATTTCGCCTTTTTGCCTTTTTCCTTTTCGTCGCCATCCTCCTCGGCATCAGGGTCACGCTCTTCATTCTCTTCAGCATCAGGGTCACGCTCTTCATTTTCTTCAGAATCGCGTTCCTCTTCTTCCGCTCGCCGAGATTTCTCTTTTTCGTCTTCCTCTCCCTCAGACGCTTTTTTCTTGAGGCCGAGAAGATGGGCAAACTTTAAATAAGACATACGTTAAGCTCCTGCTTCATTGATTAATTTTCGGAATGCGGCATCAGGGGTCATCACCGCATCGGCAAGCCCCAATTTGACGCCATCAGCCGCCAGGAAACAGGCAGCCTGGGTGTTACGGATAGTTTTTTCAGTGATCCCCCGGTTACGGGCTACCGTACTGACAAAAAGCCTACCCATCGCATCTACATCATCTTGAATCGCGGCGCGGGCCTGATCGCTCAATTTGACGTAGGGGTTGCTCTCGGCCTTGCGGTCACCGTAGGTGATGATGGTGACCGCAAGGCCGTCTTCTTTAATTCGCTGTGACCAGTCACAATGAATGACGATCACCCCGACCGAACCGACACCGCCAGTACGCGGTACATGAATGCGATCTGCCGCGCTGGCGATGGCATACGCGGCGGAATACGCATTTTCGGTAAGGATGGCGTGGATCGGTTTTGAACCGCGCGCGTGATAAATCTCATCCACCAGATCGAAACAGCCGGCTACCTCACCGCCGGGAGAGTCGATATCGAGGCAGATGCCGCTTACTTCGGGGTCACTGATCGCGGTCAGGAACGACTGTCTGATCCCGTCGTAGCCCGTCATACCGCTGTAGGGTCGCAGACTGCCCAACTTCTGAACCAATGTCCCCTGCACGGGGATCACCGCGATACCGCCAACCACGTCATAGCCGGCGTCCTGTTTACGTGCTTTTCGGGTAAAACTTTCATCATCCCCCAGCCAGTCAGATGCCAGCGTGTTGATGCGGGTTATCCCGAACCGGTCCATCATCGCGGCCATGACCACTTCGGCCTTTTGCGGGTGCAGCGCCAGCGGTGTGTTAAACAGTCGCTGCGCCAGGTGCGGTAAATTCACTCTGCCTCCGGATCTTTAATTGTTTCAGGTGCCAGGATTTCAGCCTGAGCCCAGCTCGGAACCGGTAGCCCCCGCTCTTTGAAGGCGGCAATCTCGCGCGCACGCTGATCCAGCATTTCTTCCCAGTCCTCGCCGGCGTTTTCCGCCGATTCCATTTCCAGCGTTGAAAGCCCGGCATCCATACCCAGAATGGCGCCTTTCTTCTCCGCCACCGGGTCCACCCAGCCACGACCAGGCCCCATCCAGCGAGCACGGCAATACGCCGCCCTGGCGTCCAGAAAGTGCGGTGCACCACTGGGCAGCGGTAAGTCTTCCGTATCGTGGATTTCTTCAATAAAAGCGGACAGGATCGGCTGGGCGAACCCCACAGAAAAATCATCGCGTCGGCGGGTCAGTGTCTTCCAGGCCTCAAGCATCGCAGAGCGTGCCGAACTGTAGTTAACATCAGACCAGTCCTGCGTTACTTGCTGTGTTGACAGGCCCGTTGCCGCGGCGATATTGCGCAGCGCTGCACTTTCAAACACCTCAAAATTGCTGTGAGGACGGGCAGCATTAACTGCCTTTACATCCTCACCGGGGTACAATATCGGCATTCTTGCGCCATTTTGCAGCGATATGCGGCGATCATTGTGAAAATCAACGCGTCCTTCTTGATAGGCACCGATCTGAGTATCGTCAAAGGTTTCCCCCATCGCCGCCTCAACCATCTGCGGATCATAGGGAGAGGTAATGTAGGCTCCAAATACGGCGTTCAGGATCGCTGCTTCAAGCTCCGACTGGTCATACTTGATGAGCATTTTCAGGCGCTGAACAACCGGCGTTAAAATCCCATTTCCCCGGTGTTGTGCGCCCCGCTCATGGTCATAATCATGGACCACATGCGGACGGCCCCAGCTTGTTTCCCGCGGGATGCGCCGCCACGTCATCGTCTTGGCACCACTCCACCAATCGCCGATATGTGCTTCGCGGATGTGATACGCGATTGGCGCGCCATCACCGTCAATTTCAACACCACCGCGAACATTCGGCATATCGAAGTTTTGCTGCGGGTTACTCAACCGGTCCGGATCGACGATTTGCACCGTTGTGGCATAGCGGCCGCGCCCACGCCCCAGTCTGTCTGGCCGGTATTGCAGCACCGCCAACGCATCACCATCAAGCAGCTTGTGCCGAAAACCCAGGCGCAGCATTTGAGACACCGTTTGTTTGCGCTCAACATCGCAATAACGTCCCGGATCATTAGCCCATGACCGCCAATGAGCCTCAACCACCTTGCCATATTCATCTGCCCAGGTGGCGTCGAAGGCTGTATTGCCGGTCATCAATGCCAACATGCGATAGTCAGGCTTGAGGATGGGACGAAAGTTGGCGCCGACGGCGTTATCCAGCACGCGGGTAATGCTGCCGCTGGCCCAACCATCATTGCGTGCAAGATCTCGCACACGGGAAACAATGCGATCACGGTAGATATTGATCTCATTGTCGGGTGACCATAACGCAGGCTGCCAGTTTGCCAACTGGTCGCTAAACGAATCCGCCGCATCGTAAGGCACACGGCTGCCGCCCACCAGCATGGATGCCTTTGACCGCATCGGCGGTAGCGGCTGCCCATTCGGGCCTAAAATTTTGATGTCATTCATCAGAATCTAAACCTCATTGGCCGACGTAGGCGGGGAACAATACCCAACTGCGCCTGCAGCAACTGGATCAGTGCCATCAGGTCCGCCATTGAGGCTTGTTGATAAGAAACAGAACGCGTGCCATCACCTTGCGTGTACGAGAACGACACACCGCGCGCGCCGGCTGCGAGGTCAATATAGGCCTGTTGCGCCTTTGCCAATGCGTCCTGCAATTGCGCAGGCGTCATCGCACCGGCCAGCAGGCTGGTGTTACGGTTAAACATAGGGATCCTTATGATGGCAAAAGTTGTGACAGGCGCTTGCGCTTCGGTTTTTCCGGCTCTTCAATGATGACGCCAGGCAGTCGAAGGTTTTGTTTTTCCTCCGGCTGCTGCGGCGCCGGCAACAGGCGATCGGGATTGATCGCGATGTTGTCCGCCAGCAGATTCAGCTTTAAACCGAGATAAAACAGGCCACACAGGGCTGCATAGCTGTACACCCTGCAGTCCAGCGCTTCGTTTGCCCTGCCTGGGAGCTGCTCCCAAACTCGGTAACGCTGGCCGCCGGACACCTTCAACACCGAACGTTCTGCCAGCAACTGGCTGAAATAGTTCAGGTCACGGTCTGCTGGAAAATGCATGTAACTAGCTGCAGGCTCACCCGGTGCAGGCGGATCGATATGCAGTCGCCCGCGGATGGTATCCTTGGCCGCATTCACCCCAATGATGATTGGTTTGAAACTGGCCTTCGACTTGGACGTTGGCTTTTTCGTCGGCCAAACCGGCGAACGTTTACCACCGCGCGCCGATTCGCCCTTGATCGCCCAAATTCGGCGGCCAAGGCGCTCTTTGGCAAACTCGTAAACTTTCTGGGTATGGTGGCCACCGGAGTCCATGCAGGCCGCCATGATCGTGAATCCACGCCCGTCAGCCCGGCGCCAGACCTGCTTGAGATACGCATCGAGGCGTTGCCACGGTTCGTTGGTTTCCAGATCGCCCTCAATCACGTCGAAGGCAATCGACCAGCTCTCCTCATTACGTCCCCAACCCGTCACCTCAATTTCAAAGCGACCATCCTGGGTATCGATGCCGGCCGTTAATACCGCCACGCCGTCAGGCACTTCTGCTGCATAGACTTCACAGCGCTCCAGCAAGCGTTTCTCGCTCAGCGCTTTTTCGCCGCGGTCTTCATACGGCTCGCCAAGCACCAGGTTGATAAAGGTCTGACGCATGAGCGGATCGTTTTTCACCCGTAGCCACTCAGCCACCAGATATTTCCAGGCCGCGTTCGGGAACAGGCTGTAACCCGCCCAAATGTGAAAACCCGCATGCCCTTTAAATGGTTTGGTTGCGCGCCATTCGCCGCGCTTCACCATGCCCGACTTTTCGTTATGGTGGATCACGCAACCATTATGCCGGCAGACGTAATATGCCGATTCTGGGATGCCTTCTCCATTTTCATCCTTGTCCCACTTGATGCCGTATGGCGTCTCAGGGCCACCCCACTCCAGTACCTGAAATTCACCGCAGTGCGGGCACGGGACGTAATAGCGGCGCTGATCGCTTTCCTCATACGCCTTTTCAATCCGGCTGGTGCCTTTCACCGTTGGCGTCGAACCCAGGGCAATTTTGCGGTTCCAGAATGTTTCGGAACGCTTAATGCCCAGTGCAATCTGATCACCTTCCACCCCGGCGCCGCCGGACGGATAACCGTCAACTTCGTCAAACAAGATGATTCGGCAGGTAATACGGCGGAAACCGCCGGGGCTATTTGCCCCCACCAGCGTCAAATTGGCGCCGTTGGCAAAGGTCTTTTTGAGGATGGTCTGATTACTGTCCTTGGCCTTTGGATCACCACAGATTTCCGCCAGCACCGGAGTATCACGCAACATCGGCGCGATCTCGGTTTTACTGTAATCTTCGGCATCTTCAACACGCGGTTGAACAATGAGGATCGGCGACGGGTCATGCGCCAGGTAATAGCCAACAACGTGGTCAAGGATTTTGGTGTAGCCGACGCGCGCCGACTTCATCACCGACACCTGCGTCACCGCCGGATCAGTAATGGCATCCATCATGCCATCCTGGTACGCGAAAGACCGGAATCGTCCCGTTTGCGCACTGGTTTCTTTCGAGAGCACCGCGTATTTATTAGCCCATTCGCTCAGTGACAGCGGTTCGGGCGGGCGAACATCGGAGCGACGCTGGCGCAGCTCCCCGGTGAAATTCTGCCAGGCTGCAGCGTTAGTTCTCTCCTCGGTTGTTATCTGCATCAAGGCTCAATTCCTCCATCGCCTCGTAAACCACCTCCTGCAGTGCCTGGACAAACTCCGCGTCGTTGGTGGTAGAAGCCAGCACCCGTAACCGGGGGCCATGTTCAGGAGCAATCGCAATGAGACGGGTGCGCATGCGGGCGTATTCATTACCTACGGCCTCGATCATGTCTTTGTACGGCAGCACCTGCCCGGATTTAATGTCGTACTCGAGCTGGGTAAGCAACGCGAGGAAGTTTTCTTTCATCTGGCGCGCTTCATCAAGCGTCATCGTCACGCCGTGCTCGGCGATCATCCGCTCAACGGTTTTCGTCGGAGACTCGGCCAGATCCTTATCGTTTTTGTTACCTGACTTGTTACCCGAGGATCTGTTACCTGTTTTGTTACCCTGCTTGTTACCTGCCGGTTTTTTCTCTGGTCGGGTAACAGTTTTTCGGAAGCGCTCGATGTTCGCATTCGACGCTTCAACGTCAATATCGTCTCCGGCCAGAACCAGCCAGCCGCGGGCCTTCCAGGTCGTTACCGTCTTTCGGCTGACGCCGTGAAGTTTGGCAAAATCTGACTGGTTCATCTGTTACCTCAGGTGTTACCTGTTACCCAAATTTCAAAAGTTGATAGCTAGACGCAGAACGCGGCGCGCAATGCCCGTGAGATAAAAAAGTGCCAGGAAGGACCCATTTTTTTCTGGAGCCTCCCCCGAAGGTGATCGCCGATCATTTTGCTGTTCGCATCGCCTCTGCCATAGCCCTGCTCAGCTCTGTCGGCATCAAGGCATTGGCCATAGCCTGCGCCCGTTCGAAATAGCCCAGCGTCGGTTTCACTGGCAGAGCATCACCGAACTGGATCAGCAACTTCGGCGCCGGAATCTTCATGCGTGGCTGACGTGTACCGTTCGCAGAGCGTTTGCGCCGCTTCTTGCCCTTCTTCCCTTTCTTGGCTTTACGCCGCTGCCAGACGCCGTTGGTGCCGTCGATTTCACCAATGAACACGTCATCCTTAGCCTTTAGCTGCGCCATCTTGTTGCGCGTCAGGTTGCCGTATTTGTTCAGCTTGATGTTCTTGGGGTTCAGCAGCGCCTGGCTATTCAGCTTATGCTGGCCGCCGAATTCGAACGGCTCCAGATAGCTCGCGGCGGTGTCCATCACGAACACCTTGGCCTTCAGGTTGCTTTTCCGGGCACCGAACGATTTAACCGAGTTGACAGTAAACGGTGTGGGGTTTTCCAGATGACGTTTAAATGCGGTTTTTTCCGCTGCCTCTATCTTTCTGGCGACGCTTGTCAGTGCCTGCGCTGTAGCAAACGGGATTTGCTTGCGTACGCTCTGGAGTTGAGCCGACAGCTCTTTTAAACCTGCCATCCTCACCTCCAATAAAAAACCCGCCGCAGCGGGTTTGTGAGATGTCGCACCTATCTAAATATTATTAGCATCACAGAATTCAGAGATAATTTCGAACCTTTCCGCCGCCTGTTCCGCTCTTTCACTTAGGAATGTTGGGTCTAACTTCCCTGTGAACTGGGAAATGACATAATTCCTTATGTCATCTGGGGTGATTGAACCCTTGTCGTTTTCTTTTAATACCTGATAGACCGCTCGATAAAACCTAGCTTCGTCGAGGTGGTGCCCAGAGGTCCATGATTGATGATTAAACCACCGACTTAGAGCATCTAATTTTTTAGCCATTCCCATTCCTTGATTTCATTATTGAACAACTAATATGTTTTCAAATTTCTTTGATTTCAAGGTGTAGGGCCGTCATTATCGGTAGCACTCAGTGAATGCCACCTGTAATGCTAATTACGACGTGACTTCCTTCACGTTGTCTCGGGCTATAGAGAGTAAAAACTTTACAATTAACGCAGACAACGCATAGCTCACCGCAGTAAACACCCAGCCGGAGTAAGCCAGCAGTAAGGTGATAGCGATAAAAAAAATCCAACTAATACCGCGTAGTATTGGGTTTCTCTTCTTCACCGCTTCTTGAACAATTGTTATCAGTTTTTGTTTCTTCTGCTCGTCCTTCTCGCCAGGTATCACGTAGCTGAAAATAGATATCAATACGCCGACGAGCAAGCCAAGGACAATGATTACCCAATATACGGCGGCGGCCACTCCAACCAACGACGTTATGCCAGCAAGTGAACCGTAAGCCAGAAGCGCCAGAACTACATACGAGGATGAGGTTATGAGCGCCTTAATCAGAAATTTCTTCACGGACTTTTCCTTTCTTTTTCAAGCAGGCGTATCGCCAGCAGTTGATTGTTAGCCTTGTCGAGCGCAGCCAGCAGCGGATCAATCCACAGCACCGCCTGGCAATATGTCAGGGTGCCGGAGGCAGTGGCGCCAGTACCGGTTGCGTCAGCGACGATGGTATCGGCTGACATTGCGCGGGAACGTAGACGGTGCGTGTAGTCGAGCAACCCACCAGCAATAGCGGCAGGCACAGCCAGATCGCACGTCGGCTGTTTCTTGAGGATCGTCCGGTATTCAATTTCTTTCCCCTGGGTGGCCGCGTCGGTTTTGATGCCGTACTGATTCGCCGCGTTGCTGATTTCGTTGGCGCGCTGAAAGTGAAGCGCTTGGGTAGCAATGGTCGCCGTCTGTAGGTTGTTGTCGCTCTGCAGTTGCTTGACCGTGCCCTCCAGCTTCTCCGACTTTCCCTGGTAATAGCTGGCTATCCAGCAGGCGACCATTACGACCACCAGCAGCACACCTGCAATTATCGCGGTCGCTCGGTTCATAGCAGAATCACTCCGACGAACAGGAACCAGCCCCAGCCATCAATGCCGTGAGCAGCATGATAACCGGCCGCTGCGAAACATACCGCTGACGGTAGATATCTCATTTATCAAGCCCCCAGCAGGCCAGCTCGGCCTCTTGATCGCGCCGCAATATCTGCCCATAGCAGTTATTCGAACGGATGCGGCAATCTCGTCCGGCGTCAAATATCCAACGGCGGATTTCGCGGCAGGCGCCAATGCGGTCGCCGGCGTTCAGCTTCTTGTAAAAGGTGGAGGTGAAGCACTTGCCGGGGCCGATGTTCCACGGGCAGAACGAGGCGATACCGACTTTTTGCGGTTCGGTCAGCGTTACCTTGACGTTGCGATCCACCCAATCGAGCGCCTTTTTCTGCTCGACTGCGTCAATCTGCTTGCACTGCTCAGCGGTCAGACGCTGGCCCTTCACAACCTTCTGACCGTTGACCATCGTCACACCGCCGCAAATCGTCCAGATACCAACACCGTCCTGGTATGCAGTCAGGCGCTGGCCTTCTTTCTCTTCCTGAAACTGCGACATCATCACAGGAGCCGATGCACCGGCAGCAATAAGCGCCAGCATTACGGCACTGAGTTTTGATTTGCTAATCGACATATCATCCCTCTGCTCTGCGCATCGCTTCGGCTACAACCTCAACTGCCGCTGGTCGCTCGCTTTCTGGCCTGGCTGATACACCGTGCAGATAGTCCTCCATGATCTTCGTGCGCCGGCGTTCCTCTACCAGGCGTTCGCGCTCTTCCTTCCGTTTGGCGTAGTACGTCTTGATCGTAAAGAAGGCGGATATCAACGCCCCTACGATAAAGACGTAATCCTGCAGCGACAGCAGCGAAAAAAGGCCGAGAAGGCTTGACCACCAATACGGTAGGTTTGGATTGTCTGGGTGCATCTTCATGACTCCACCTCCCGGTTATCGGGCTGTGCTGTTTGTAGGAAAGGATCAGCCACCAGCCGTAAACGCTGACGGTAAGAGGGTGTGCCGTGTGTGTCGTCCGTTGGCTGGGGCTGAAATGCAAAAAGCCCGCACAGAGGCGGGCCTTAATTGATTGGTCATGTGACAAGCGGAAATATCACATCATGGAGATAAAGCTAGTCCATTTTCGCCAAACTGTCAACACTTTGCTTTTAACATGACGCTATTTTTCTTAATTCTGTTAAACCGTGACCGCCGCTAGCATAGAATCCGCGATGCTTTCCTCTTTGTGACACTGCGTGACAAGCTGCTCATAGAAGGGCTTGTAGTCCCGGCGCCAGGTGGTTTCTGCTATCTCCAGCCCTTCAAGAGCGAGTGCTTTTCTAACCTGCTCAGCCGGAAGGCGCGCATACCCTCTACCGCTGCACTTGTCGCAGTCCTTCATCACCGGGATCCCTGTCTTGTCGCTCAGCTTCTTGTCCAGAACCTTACCGCGGCCGTGGCATCTGCAGGCGTTGCTGATCACCTTCTTTCCCTTGCAGGTCGGGCAAAGCACCTTCACAACCTCCCTCACTGATTTCACTTCCTCCCAATACGACGGGAATACACCCTTAGTGATTTTCGCCCACTTCGGCGGCTTACCGTCTGGGTACTGGACTTTGTTGGTGAACACCTCAGCGTCAATAAAGCCCTCTCCCTTGCAACATTCGCATGTCCTGACGCTGGCCGCACTGCGTGAGTAATCCTGGAATGCGAACGCCACCATGACGCCGATCGCTCTATTCTGAATCGCCTCACCGTGTTTGCAGATCGCCTTGTGTGCGCTGGCTGCTTTTATCGCGTATTCCTTCAACCGCTCCAGCGCGCGCTCAGGTGAGCTGATGCCCTGTTTTGCCAAGAACAAATCCAGACCGAACTCTGCCTGAGCCTGGCACATCCCGAATGCCGCCATCACGTCAGTACCGGTCAAAGAGTCCGAAGCCGTCGCGCGCGGTGAGTCGCTAAAGGTCGGTGATTTCGGTGCAAAGTATTTTGGAATCGACTCTAATCTCATGCTATTTCCCCTATAATTATTTGGCCTACTTCGCCCCAAATCTTTGTTACTCGACCGTCCCAGATGCGGCAGTCGTCTTCAAAAATGGCATCCAGCAATGCCTTCTCCAGATTGTCCTTGTCCGGCTTCTGCTGATGCGGTTTTCCGGCCATCTCAGCGCGTTTCTTCTTGCTCAAGCTATCTGGCATGGGTAAAACAAACGTCACGTGATAGCCGCTCTCAGGCAGCGAGATTCGATTAAATTTCACCTCATCACAGAATGCCCGGTAGCGGAGAACTGGCGGGCGCTTGGCCCACCGGTCTTTTTGTGTCATGCGTGGTTTTGGGATTGGCGTTATCTTGTACGTCTTCATGCGATAGCCCCGATGCCAAAGGAGAAATCCAGGAACTCAAACAGCAGTTCAACCTGGCTTCCATGTTCCGCTTCCCAGGCCGCCATATCCTCGTGCAATGCGTCGTGGCATTTACGGCACAGCGGGATAGTGAAAAAGTCGTGAGCCTTGGTTCCCATTCCACCCTGCCCGTGGCCGATGATGTGGTGAGGGTCGTCTGAGCGCGCTCCGCAACCGCAACAGGGGCGAGTCTTAACCCAACGAGTGTATTTGCTGTCTTCGGCGCGGGTTTTCTTCGGACGCAGCACAAAGGCGCCTGGTACTTCAGGATCGACCTTGAAGCACTTCTGGGCCTGCTTGGAAATAATCTCAGTAGCCGCCGGCGTGCAATCCATCTCGGATTCCTTGCGGGTTCCTGTGATCACCTTTGGCTCCGGTAAGTCGGTGACGGTGCGCGCGACGTCATCGGGGATCAGGTCGAATACGCCGGACAGCATGGCCCACAGCATCAGCTCAGGGATTGTCAGCTGTCCCTCAGACTTCAGGCGGTGTTTTGCCGTTGCTACCACCCAGCGCGCCGTGTTGCGAGCAGCGATTTTTTCCAGCTTTGGCGATACGCCTAGGCTTTTTTTGTAGCACCCAGGACAAATGCGAACGGCCGAATTACCTACGCGCTCTGTGTCCAGAATTGTCTCCGGCAGGTCGTGCTTGCTGTACTGGCATTTCGTGAACTGCGTCGCCCAGGCTTCAATAGCGTTAACCCCGCCGCAGGCGTCTATGACGCGCTCATGGGTGAAGAACCCCTGTAACCGCGGGTCGTTGGCGATCTCATGCTCCACCGCCGGTAGGATGCCTTCAGGGGCGTCTTTGAACTCCTTCGGCAGCGTGGAAACCATCACGCGACCTGTCATGTGAAACGCCAGCTTTTCGTCAACCGGGATCAGGGCAATACCCAGATCACGCTGTACCGCTGCTTTGACTATCGCTCTCATGTCGGTTGTCCCTGATTTTTGGCGCGAATGCGAGCCAGCAGCTCTTCACCTTTGCGCTGAAATTTGCCGTCTTTGTCCATCAGTTCTGATGGCGCTGGGATGTTCTGCTTGTAGGCGATTTGTGGCGCAGGGGTTGGCACGCGCTCGCCCTTAGCCAGTCGTTTAGCCCAGCGGTTGAGGTGCTGTTGAATTGACTTGCGGATCTCACTTTCGGTGTGGTTGTACTGGAGCATCTGGTGACGAACGTCGATCACAATCCAATACATGACCGGAGCCGACCAGTTGAAATCCTCTGGGCGGACGTGGCCGCGATTAGCGCTGTAGCGTTTGAACTCCGCCTCAACTTCATCAACCGATGGCAGGCCGGCATTCAAAGCTGCACCCGTCTTGCACCAGCCAATGAATTTCCCACAGCTCGGCCAGAAATCGCTTTCCTGCTGTCGGGCCATACGCATGCCAGCTTGCAGTTGTTCCACCGAGGTGATCCCGTTCTCTGCGAATGCCAGGATCCACTGACGCTTTGCTGCAGCGACTTCTGCTGGCGTGCTCAACGCTGTTTGTTTTGCCGCAGGGAAGACTTGCATGAGGTTGGTGAACAGCAGATCAACCAATTTTTCCGCATTCACATTGACTACCCGCGCCTGTGGCTCCGCCGGCATCATCCGCGCCAAGGCTCCACCATCGCGATTTTGAATGGCACTCATGAATTTATTCATAGCGTGTTACCCCAGGCTTCGGCCGTGTTCCAGTGTCCACCAGACGCGCCGGCAGGGTTGGCGCTAAGCTTCAGCGTCAGATCATCCCACTTCTCGCGCAGCTTTGAGGGACTCAGGATGTTCTTGCACCAGAATGGATCCCGGTTTGCCTTCGCGAACAGCTCACAGATCTGCTTGTGTGTGCGTCCGTCCTGAGAGCACATCAGGCGGATTTCGTTTGCCCAGTCTGTCCAGTTAGGTTCCTTCGGTCTGGCGACTTCCCCATCGCTTTCGGCAGCTTGCTCATACAGCTTCACGATGCGAGAGCGGATCCACTCCGCGCACTTCAGGTCTTCAGCACTACCCCAGATTTTTTTCTTGGCACTGAACACAGCAGCTTCTGGATGCCGAGATAAAAACTTCTCCTCGTCTGATTCGTCGGGTTGCGTAGCGACCTGACAAGAAGATTTATTGTCTTTAGGTTCTAGTGATAGGTTCTGGTGCCGCGTGCTGCCACAGGGGGTGCCAGCAGGTGACACAGGGGCTGTGCTTTCTGACGCCACACCTGTGCTTTCTCCTGACCTACCCGTGTTTTTTGCCGGCACAGGGGCTATGCTTTTTCCTGCCATAGGGGCTGTGTTTTCTGACGACACAGGGTTACCCAAGGTCAACTGGTAAATATTTGACGTGTTGCCCTTCCCGTTATTGCTACCAAGGCGGTTCTCTTTGGATAGCAACCCCATAGTTATCAATGCCGTGATATGTGCCTTTACCGCGCTCTTACTGCACTCGCAATGATCGGCAATGTGTTGGTACGACGGCCAGCATTCGCCGTCATCGTTGGCGTTGTCTGCCATTTTGATGAGCACCAGCTTGCGCAGCGGGTTACCCACCTTAATTTTCATGGCCGTTGCCATCAGGATCATGCTCATACATCCACCCGCTTAAATTTCTCTTTGAACCTCTCAAGGGGCTGCATGCACTCATGCGGATAACCCTCTCGCGTGAAAATGACCTGGCGCTCAACCCGATCCCAGCGGATGACGTGAACCTGCACGCCCCGCCAGTCCGTGTAATACCGGTCGAGCTCAGTGCTTTGCGAGCCGGACATTTTTCAACCCTTGACGAGATGCCGACATATCGATAACAATCAGGCTGTTCATTGCAGAACTCCCAGTTAGAAAAGTGATTGCCGACCAGCTGCAACTGCTCGGCTTTCTTCTTGCACCAGGCCATAAAGCCCCCTATTCCGTCTTTGGTTCCCGGATGTGCTCCAGCATCGCCATTAACCCGCGCGCCAGATCAGCGACTTCCTCGCCCCTGAACGTCAGCATGGTTTCCGAACGCTTAAAGCCGGTAGCGGCCAGAAGCAGGCTCGCTTTCTCCACCAGCCCCCCTTTGCTCTGCCAGCGGCTCACCTGCGATTTATCAACGCCGATCGCGCCGGCCAGGCTTGTCACCCCGATAGCTGCAATGCGGCTCATGATGTCGCTCTGAATCGCTTGAGCTTCGTTGCGTGTTGTTGCGACTGATTCCATTTACAATTTCCGTTGTCTTACAGTGATTGGTTGATGATTGGCGGCTGGCTTTCGCTGGCTCGCGCATAACGTTTTGGGTAAAGAATTTGCAGCTCAGTGATCTCGCCGGAGTAGAATCGAGATAGCTTTTCAGCCAACTCAGGCGATGCTGTATGCACGCCACGTTCTACACGGCTCAGGTAACCAGGGTCACAATTGACCGCATGGGCTACGTCAGTGATCTTGAGCTCTTTCTTTACACGCATATTTCTAAGTGGTGTTTGCATAGCGGCCCCTTTTAATTGCGCTACACGCATATTAATGCGCATTTCATTTTTGCGCAAGACGCTTTGCGTGTGACGCACATGAATGAAAAAATGACGGCATGGAAACCGAAAAGAAGCTACCTAAAGAAATCGACCCTACTGTAGGTCGTAACATCCGGCACCTTCGCGTTAAGAAGGGGCTAAATCTTGCTGACCTTGCGAATGCTGTTGATAGCGACGTAGGGAACATCTCTCGCCTGGAGCGGGCTAAGCAGGGTTATAGTGACGAGATGATCAGGAAGATTGCTGACTTCTTTGAGCGCCCTGTTAGCGACCTTTTTAGGCCAGATTTGCCTTTCGAAAACTTATCTCCTGAGTCTGATGCTCAGCCAACCAGGCTTAAAGCCTCAGTGTGGGAGGATGGAGCTCAGGACAGCGAGGAATTTGTGGAAATCCCACTAATTGACGTTCATTTTGCTGCTGGCGATGGCAGTGTCGAAATTGTGGAAAAAGAAGAGTTTGCCTTAATCTTCAGGCGTTACTATCTACACAAGTTGGGGGTGTCTATTTCTGCGGCCAAACTTGTCCGGGTGATCGGCAACAGTATGGAGCCGAGATTGTCTGACGGTGATGTAGTAGGCATTAACACCGACGACACACGCATCCGGGATGGTAAGGCCTATGGCATCCGTCATGGTGACCTGCTTAGAGTAAAATATCTTATTGAGCAGCCAGACGGCGGTGTCGTAATCCGCTCAATGAACCGAGAAGAGTTTAAAGACGAAGTTCTTACCCTCCAACAAAGAAAAGAACAACTAGTTGTTCTTGGTAGGGTTTTTTGGTCTTCATCCACCTGGTAAACCACATATAAGCAATCAAACCGGCTCAGGCCGGTTTTTTTGTGCCTAAAAACCACTCCCTCACGCAAATTATTTAACCAGAAATTTCAATCATATGCGTAAAAACTCAATTTCATGCTTATTTTTGCGCTTGACGCATTTGCGTTATACGCATAAATTAAATCCATCGACAGCAACAACGTCACCCCAAACCACCGGGACGCTCTTTAACAATCAGGTTTAGTCACCCAGCACTGAGCAGAGAGATCTGCACAACTCAGTACCCGGCAGTCCCCAGCCCTTACGGGGGTATGGCACCAACGGCATGCAGCGGACAGGACTGGGTGACGATTTATCAACAAAGGAGATCAAGCCAATGAAGCAGTAAATCGGCTTATGGCCTACAGGCCAGCCACGCGACGACGGTGTTACAGGTCGGGTTCCCACGGCGACGCAGTGAGGGAAAGGAGGCGTAAAGCATCACTAAGTAACCGGTTAGCGCCCGGCTAACGCACCAGCAGCTTAAAACGACGAGTGGATTTACCCTGCCGCTGCCAGTTTGGGGCGGCATGTATAAAACCAGTGAAACCAATGAGGTGAAGCATGTCATCTATACGATTGACCACAGCGCTGCGCGATGCAATCGCTGCCAACGCGATAAAGAAGTCTGGTGTTGTGGCCGCAGAGGCCGAGAACGAAAAAGCATTTTGTGACCTCGCCGAGAAAGTCCGCGTCAAAGTCTTGGGCGGTAAAAAGAAAGCAGCTGAGGCTGACGCCAAACTTGCTGAAGCGATGAAAATCGAGAAGGAACTGCATGAGATTGGCGCGACAAGCTTCTGCATAAGTCGCGGCCTTAGAAAAGAAATTTACCCATCATTCGGCGGTGCTCGGACGCGGCTCGAATATAGCGCTGGTGATAGCGTTTACCGCCTAACGCCTTGCAGAGAGATTTGCCTTCTCGCAGCTGATGATCCCCTTACCGTTGAATTCCACCGTCTGGATGATGAAAAGCGCGCACTTGGCCAGCAGCGGGAAGAAGTCAAAGTCAACGTGTATGCCGCGCTCAACTCAGTTTCAACCGTAAAGCGCCTACTGGAAGCATGGCCGGAAAGCAAAGAATTGTTACCCGCCAATCTTGATGCCGCAAGAGCGGCTCTCCCAGCGCTCAGGGTTGGTGACCTGAACAAGTTGATCGGCTTGCCGACCGAAGAAAAAGTCGAAGCATAAAACACCGCGCCCTACGGGGCGCACTGAGGCAATCATGACATTCAATCAAATCGTTTGGCTTGGCGTGTTTGTCTTATGCGCCGCCTGCTGGTCAGTAGTCGGTTTTATCATCGCCGGTTAATGCCGGCGTATTAGGCTGACCACTCGCCCGATTCCTTAAATTCTGGAAGCGGTGAAGGATCCTACCTCATGAGTGGTCAGCCCAATACCTCACCTATCTGGTGGCGTATCGTTTCGGTTCCTCTTTTAACCTACACAGTATAAAGCCCCGGTTCGATGCGCCACCAGGTGCGTGAGAAATCACAAGCCTGCTCAGTACCACTTCCCTTGTCACATCCCTTGCCCCGCTCGCCGGGGCTCTTTTTTTCACATCAGTAAAGGCGCTGCCCGCTGCTCCAGTGTGCTGGAACCGTAGGGAAACCGAGCGCGTGCATCAACTCAGGCAGCGCCTTTACCCATGTGAATTTCATTGAGAGGACATGTTATGCAAACCACTACCCAACGCTGTGAGCACTGCGGGAAAACCCGCGACGTAGCAAAACAGGCCGTAAGCATTCAGCGATTCGAAGACGGCAGATATAAGTCCGTGAGAATGCTCGTCTGCTCCGACACCTGCGCGCCGGTGTACGTTGTCCGCCAGAACATCAGAACACTGCAGCGCCGCCTGCACACTCAGCAGCGGAGGCCAACATGGTAAGCCTCAACGCCCGCATACAGCACAAGTATGACCTGACCGGGGGCGATTTCGCCCCTAAACGCCACCACGGCAAACACCTCTTCTACCTACTCATTTTTACCCTGTGCCTGCTGACTGCTGGCGCGGTCTGGAGTTGATGCATGGCCAAAAACTCAAAGGAAGCCTACGGCGCCAGCGGTAAAACCAACGTGTTGATGTTCGAGCCGGAAAATCTGCACCTGGTATCCGATAAAACGCACCCGCTTTACGACGAACGCATCCATCTGCCTCTCCATGAACCAACGGTGCTTAGCATCATGAAGTTGGGGGTGATTGAGCCGATCGTTATCTGGAAAGACCCAGAGACAGGCAGATCCTGCGTAGTTGAAGGTCGTCAGCGGGTTAAAAACACTCTTGAAGCAAATAAACGCCTGCGGGAAGAAGGTAAAAAGCCTCTTCTTGTGCCGGCAGTCGTCAGACGCGGATCGCCGTTTAGCGTTGCTGAGGTGATGATTAGTGCCAATGAAATCTTTCAGGCAGACACGCCGCTGGGACGAGCCAAGAAAATGGCTGATGCGCTTACGCGGGGCCACGACGAAAAAGATTTAGCGCTGATGTTTGGCGTCGGCGTGCAGACGATCCGCGCCACACTCGCCCTGCTCGATGCCACTCAGGCCGTTAAAGATGCGGTTGAATCTGGCGCCGTTACCGTTACCCAGGCGCGCCAGTTGGCGAACCTTTCACCCGAAGAACAGCGCGAAAAAGTGAAAGAGGTTGAGGTGGCCACGGCCGGCACCAAAGGCCACGAAAAAGCGCGCCGGCAGCGCCAGGTGATCGGCAATGCAAAACCTCGCATGAAGTCCCGAAAAGAAATAACGAAAGCCCTGGAAGGTGCGAGCGGTGATTACGCTCAGGCGCTCCGCTGGGTGCTGGGAGACGAAGCATGACAACCATCAAGCGCTTTACCCCTGACTACAAAATGCACGCAGTTCGCTTTGAGGCTTTCGCCCGTGAAGCGGAGCACGGTGAACTTGTTCAGTTTGATGCCCACCAGCAGGTGGTGAGCGGCCTGGAGGCTGAGCGCGATGCGCAGCAGAAACGAGCCGATGCGCTGGCTGTGGAGAATGCGGAACTGAAGGCGGCCGCCGCCGATATCCGCAGGCAGGCATTTAACGGTCGCCGAAACTCGCACAACTGCGGCCCATTTCAATACTCGGACTTGTGCGAATCAATTATTGAAGCGACCAAGGTCGAAACTCCGGCCACTGACACAGCACTTGCAGCTATCCAGGCGCAGGGAGTTGAGAAGTTCGCTGACTTCCTCGGCGAACTATATCAATGCGAAAAAGCTAACACTGCTAAGGGAAAGGCGTACAAGCATGTCGTTTTCTTGGCTTGCCGATTCGTAAACGAGCTGCGGGAGGCCAAATGAAAGAGCGCCCAGTGATTTTCAACGGCGAGATGGTTCGCGCCATTCTCGACGGCCGCAAGACCCAGACGCGGCGGATTGCTAAAGCTGACAGCTCCAATCACTTGCTTGGCTGCCCATTCGGCAAGGTAGGAGATCGGCTGTGGGTCAGAGAGGCATATCAAGGCCCGTTGTTCAACTTCGACCAGATGGAGACTTATCTCGAAGACACCTCCAAATTTGAACGCCCGGAATTCTGCGAGTACCGCGCTGATGGCGGCA